TATGTCATCTTTGATAAGAGCCATGAGTTAATGAAGGCAGATCACTTGCAACATCTTTATAATAAAATGATTGATAAAATTTTATTGTGGGAAAAGATGATTATGTTTTGTGAAGGCAACATTGAAAAATTAGCTTTGATGATGGAGCCACCAGACTTAAATCATTTTTTTTACTATAAAGATTTAGCAGATGAACAAGTACAATTAATCAATAAATTATGGGGTATAAAAATATGAGTAGTGAAAATATGTATGGAAATAAAAAAGAAAATTTACAATTACTAAAGCACATGAAAGATGCTGGAGTTCCTGTAAATAAATATAATTCTAAAGATTCTTTAGAATTATTGGAAGCTAAACTATCTTTAAGTTTTCAAAAGTTAAAACAAATAGCACATAAAAATAAGAAAGGTATTCAATAATGAGTAGTGAAAATAACGTATATAGAATGGGAACAAACAACATGAGTAACATACATAAGAAGTTACACAATGCGTGTAACCACGCAAAGTCTGTGCAAAAAGCAAACAAGGTTAAAGGTATGCCTTTCAATCCTTTGTTACATGATGATGTGCAAAGAGTGGCAATGGCAGCTTTTTTAGAAAATGGTTTATATCCAACCTGCAATTATGTAACAGACATTACAGATAGATATGTAGTTGTTACTTGCACTATGAGAATAACTGACATCGATGATCCAAAAAGTTTTATTGTGATCGATGGATGTACTGCTATGGGTGGATTAGATAAGTACGGAACAGGTCAAGCAATGTCATACAGTAGAAAGTATGCGTTCTTGAATGCGCTAAACTTAAAGACAGGAATGGATTTAGAAGATGGTTACAATGCTAAACCATTTCAACAAAATTCTGTAGAGCAATCTTCAGAACCTACATACATGGATGATGAAGTGGATGTAGAAGAGATCATCAAAAGGATCGAACAAACTAAAACTACTAAACAATTATCAGTAGTTAAGAGCCAAGTTAGATCAGTTGTTGGTCATCTTAAAACTAATAACTTCAAAGCATACGAACAGATCAGAGATCGTTCTGCTGCGCATGAAGTCAAACTAAACAATAATCAACAGTAGTTGATATAACCAAGGAGTAAACATGGATAATCAATCCGACAAGATATACATCAACCTAACCAAGAATAAAGATTGGAAGTCTCCAACAGATAAACTTCCTGTCTATGTGGGTCCAAAAAATATGAAGCACCCAGATAAGAACTGGACCATTGGTGTAAACATAAATGGTAAGTGGTATAACCAGGCTGCCTTTCCGTCTAAAGATCAAGACGGCAATGTCAAGGAAGGTGAGTTGACAGTAATTTTAACACCAAGTGGAGCAGGTAAACCTGCGAATAATAGCTTTGCAAAAGCTAATGATGGTGGTAATAACGAATATACCTTTTAACTTAGGCTAAAGGGTATCTAGCAGGGTGGGGTTTTTTTTCCCTTTCCGTTTTCCCCACCTTGCTTAAAAAAGGATTTAATATGACAGACAATATAAAAGAACCAGAACACTATATAGCAAATAAGATTGAACCTATTGATTTTATAATTCAAAATAATTTTGATTTTTGTGAAGGCAATGTAATTAAATATATTTCTAGATATAAAAGAAAGAATGGTATTGAAGATCTTAAAAAAGCTAAACAGTATATAGATTTTTTAATTAAAAAAGAAGTTGAAAAAACTAAATAAGTATGACAAAATTTAAAAGAATTATCAATGGAGAGTGTCATTTTCAAATGATCGAACTCTTTGATGATGTAAAGAAGGCTGCAAACAACTCGAATAGAGGAGAGTTTGTAGAAGTAAAAATCGATAACTTAAAGTACGATTTTACAACAGTAGCAAAGGAGCATGATGGAAGACATCAAAGTTCGTCTGCAAAAGCTAAAGGATCTTCAAGCGAAGAAACACAAGAAGTTCCTGGAAGCAAAGTACAGAGTAAATAAGTATCAACAAGATTCTTATAAATTACTTTGGCAAATAGAGCAGACAAAAGAAAAGTTAATGGCAAGTTAAGTTATTAACTTAATAGTTGAAAAAAAAGAAAGGAAAACGTAGGGGATCTATGACTATAAATGTAAGCATACACTATAATAAACACATCAATAAATTAAATCAAAATCACTTTATCTATAAAGTTAAAAAAGCATTTTACCTTTTAACAAGCCAAGAAGAAAGATTATATGAGGTAGGGTTTTCAGAAGGATTTCTGTACGCAGCAGAACTAATGCAAAGACAACCAATAATGGATAGTAATAATAAAACTAAAGTTGCTACTACTTTTAAAACAAAGAGCGCAAACTTGGAAGTCGTATCTAAACTTGTAGATAAAGTGTGTGAGAAATATACTGTAAGCAAACATGACATCTTCAGTAAAGGTAGAACAAGGGATGTAGTTCGAGCAAGAAGTATAATCTATAATCTATTATATGAAGGTTACAATGTTAGCTTATCTTCTATGGCTAGATTATTTAATCAAGATCATACCACAATCATTCACTCATTAAGAAACAAACAAGACAAGAAAAATTATTGGGGTCCAGAAAATTCTATCTGGGAAGAGTTTGAGGAATTAAAACAAATTACTTTTTAAATCCAGACTTCATATTCTTGTAAGCCTTCGCAGAGATTGTAGATTTAGATTTTGGATTCGATTTACCAGATCGTTTTTTCTTATTGATATTATAATAAAGACCCTTCTTTGCGATCTTACCAGTAGCTGTTTTGTGATAACCTTTTTTCATATTGCTCCTTATGTTGTTTAACTTTTAACTCACAGTAGTTGTCAAAGCAAGAACCTTCTTTGCCATCATGACAAAAATATTCTCTCTTAACTGTAACTATCCATCCACCTTCATCACTCATTAATTGTCTGTTGCATTCCTTGCAATAACCACAAACTAATGATTGAACTTTTGGTTTCTTCCATCCTTTTTTTTGCATATTAACATTTCCATCTTCTTCTAGCTTGTCTTATTCTAGAGTTAGGATCGTTTCTTGTTTTAGCAGAAGATCTTTTAAGTTGACCAAGAGATCTAGCGCAATATGACTTTCTTCTTTTAGCTGCCTTTGATCCTTTTTTAACTTTACCGGTAACTGCCGTCTTTAATTTACTTCCAGGATTGGCTCTTCGATATGCTCTTACACCTTTAGCTGTCATTCCTGCTCCAGACTTTGTTGGTCTGTAGTTTGCGTTTTTACCTTTAGTAGTTTTTCTGATAGCCATAATTTATTCTATTATTTTTTTAATTGCTTTACTACCATCAATATTAGATTCTAATATAGCATCTACCTTTCCACATTTATATTCAATATTATCATTTGCTCCTCGTTCTGCAACTCGTTTACCTTTTAGGCAATCTGACATAGCAGGTTGTATTCTGTGTTCAGTTAATTCACCTGCAACAAACATACAAAGAGCCACAACTGTGCTAATGACTTGTTCCATTTTGTCTTACCTTATCTTTTAAATGCTCAATATCATCTAACGCTTTTTCTAACTGTGCTTCTATATGATCTAACATAACTTGAGTGTGAATATTTTTATCTAAAAGTTCTTGGTGCTTTTCTACAGTTTCATATAGATCTTCAAGAAGTAAGTATTGTTCTTTGTCAGTTGTAGTTTGTTCTGACTTTTTAAGTAGATCAGAGTTCATTAATTCTCTTGATGTTTCAAGGGATGTAAGTCTTGCAGTAACTTCTGTATATGCAAACACACCCATAGCAACAGCAACAACAATACCAATCATATTTTTAACTGGCATAGCGACATTTGTATTCTCACTTATCTTCATTTCTTTTTCTTCTTCTTTGGAAAAAATACTCTATCCAAATGATTAGTAAGTTTGTCAAGCAAACCAAAAAAATTATAAATAAATTTATCAATCATCTTCCTTGACCCTTGTATCTTGTCTGCTTCTTTTGTCTCTTAGCATTTTTGTTTTGAGATTTAGTATGTACACCTTTACGTTTCTTAGGTTTCTCTCTAGGTATAAAGTGTGTGAACTTTTGCTTTGCCATTACTTCTTCTTCTTATATTTCTTTTTCTTTTTCTTCTTACCTGTTTGCTGCGAAAGAAGTGTAGGTTTCTTTTTACTATATTGTGATACGAACATTGTAGGTGCTTGATTACTCATTACTTCCTCTTAATTAAATCAGTTGCTTTTAAACCATAAACACTTGCAATGACACCCACAAAAATTGATTGATACCAAAATGGTAGGTTAGAAAAATATTCAAAGAAGAGCTGCATCTTCTCCATGTGAGCAGGATTGTCAGACCATACTGCAAATCCTAACATTACGATTGGCACACTTAGCAAAATTAAAATGAACTCGTCTTTCCAGTCTGAATTTCTACTCTCTAATAACTTACCTTGATACTCTGCTTCACCACTTGCCATCTTTTGAGCATGGTTCATTTGAGCATCTGCCATAAGCATTTTAGTTTTCTGCTTGTTCTTATAGATATGACTACCTGCTTGAACAGCTAACTTAATTGCACTTAACCACATCTTATATCTCCTATAATTGGTTTATATTTTGTCTTACCACCTTCTTTGTAAGCTCTCAAGAATTGTTTTCTAGGTTTATCTGCTACACTACAATGAACCCATCCACTAGAAGGCTCACCAATAGTATAAAATTCAAGGATCATTTGATCCCAACCCTCAATATTATCTTTAATCCAGTAAGCAAGATCAGCATTATCTGTACCTGGAACTTCGAAATCAACGGCTTCAGCTTTGCTATGTTGGCTATTGATTGAGCTACCTATCTTAACGCATAGCTGCTCACTACGAAATCCAGATGTTATAATTACTGGACCAAACTTATCTCTAACTGGTTGAAGCAAAGTCTCGCAAAGGTTTTGTAGTTTAGCAATCTGATCAGAGTTAGGCTCATTAGGTATACCCAATCTAATTGCTGTATCTGATTTAGTTAGTTCTTGTAGTGTAAAGTTTTCTGATAATTTCATTCGTATATAATCCTTACGTTAAGTTTCTTTTGTTCTTTAGTTGTACCTCTACATATAAATGATCCTTTAAGGTTTCTTTTATATCCATCTTTTGCAACATAATTTTCAACTTTTCTATAGTTCTTAGATTTAACATCATAAGCAGTATACTCACCTGTTGTCATATTTAAAGTAACAATATCTACTGGACCCAATCCACCAACTGGTGTGAACACTAAAAGATTAGGATCTTTAGCAAGTCTAAGTTGTGCTTTTAATTCTGAAGTTAAGCCTGTAATAGCTTTTACTCTTCTAGCCATTGTATTTGATGAAGCCTAGCAAGGAAGCTATAGCACCACCAATGAGTAATAATACTCTGAAGCCACCTTTACTTTTATTAACATCACTTTTTAATTCTTTTATATCTGTACGCATTTCATCTATTGCTTTGAATAAAGTTTTCATTCTTTCTGCACAAACTTTTTCGTGGTAAGATATTCTTATAGAGTTGTTATCCTCTATACCTTGTTTTAAAGTTTTTTTTCTAGGCATTTTCCAGTTCTACCTCGTTACAAAAATAGGTTACATATAATTTTTCTTTATTAAACTTCTCTATGTTTTCATTAGTAACTTGAATAGTAGCTGCTGCACCAGACTTGGTACAATCGGTCCAGGTATTAAATTCTATTGAGGATACTGTTGTGTTGTTACACAAACCTGTGATAGCAGAACATATTGTATAAGCTAATACAAATTTCATTATAAACCAGTAGTTACTTCGCTAAATTCTTTTGGAGTTATCTTTTTTCTAACCATTAGTATTGAAGTGAAACACCTCTTATTCTAGCTTCTTTACTTCCACTAGATTGGTTAGCAAATTCTATTTTATATTTTAAACTTGTTCCTGCTGTCACAGATAAATCATTTACTTTAGCCATCTTAATACCAGAAGCAAAGTCTGGCATAGCTGTCATTGTAGCTGTTGTAAAATTTGAGCCACCATCAGCAGAAAGTTTTAAAACTATATCTGTGTTCAATGCGTTTGTTCCTGCTTGGTCTTGATAAGTAATAATAGCACCCATCTTGTTAGTTGATGATGGAGCTGTAATTGCATTGGATATAAAGTTTCCAGTTGCATTAGCTGTAAGTGAACCTAATTGTGTGTTATCACTATCCCAAGCACCAGAACCAGATTGTTGACTGGCATTTCCACCATTACCAGAATTTATCATTGTAGTACCAGAACCATCATCTACTTTAAAATATTCTTGAAGATTTGAGGTTGCTGTGTAGCCACTATTAGAAGTAGTCCAATCAAAAATTGAACCATTATTAAATAAACCATTTAATTGTGTGTCGTTTAATTCAGTATTCCAAAAACCCATGTGAGCAACATAAGTGTTATCATAATCGTTACTATAACTATTAGAAGCGTGTCTAAATAATCTTCCTTGACCACTAGCTTTAACTCCTTCATTATTAGTTCCACCATTACCGTCTGCTTGAGTAGTCCAAGAACTTGCGTCATAAGCTCGGTGCATAATTTCAACATTACTTGCTAACCAATTACTTGATGTTCTTACTACAAACCAAATCCATTTATCAGTAGGTGCAGATAAAGCACTTGTAGTATTACAATCAGAAGCTCCTGGTGTATGAACACCTGCTTGACCATTATTTGAACTATAACCAATGTTATAACAAGCATACATAGGTAATGAGTTATTTGTTTGTAAATTAAATATTCCACCACCTTGTGAACCATTATAAGTCCAGTTAGAACCATTAGCACTTTTTATAACTCCAACAAAAGTTTGAGGATTATTATTTGCTATACCAGTAGAACTTTGTGACCAAGTCCAATAATCAACATTTGGTTTATAATAATTTTTAACAGTTTGAACTATTGATGAAACATATTCATTACTATTTCTATCAGTATTAGTTTCTGTTCCTATTCCAGTATCATCTTGAAATACATCAACAAACATTGAGTTAGTATTGTAAGCACCTTTGTTTTCGTTAGATGCTTGTCTAATAGCTAAAGTAGAAATATCATTTACAATCTTATTATCATCAAAAGATGTTGCGTGTTGTGATACTGCACTAGCAGGTATTCTAGCGTCTGCTATAGAACCTGTAGTTATTTTACTAGCATCTAAATTAGGTATTTCACTTGCAGTTAATGTTGGTAAATCTGCTACTGTAAAACCACCTGATATTATATTTGCTAAATCTCTTGCTTTTGTCATATTCTATTTACCTCGCTGTACATGGTACGTTGTTTGAACCTACTAGGGGTGCTTCGGCAAATGCCATGTAAATAAATGTTCCACCACTAGCATTATTTTCTGGTCCAGTAGTTCTAACTTTAAAACCATTAGATAAAAAATCATGGTTATCTTCTGTTATTTCTGCTTCAGAAGTATTTGGTCTTAAAACTTTATCAATAACATTATATTCTGGTCTTTTGTTATCTCTTATTCTCCAATTACCAGTTGAGTCTGTTCTTTTAGCTATGACCATAGCAGGTTTAAATCCTGTATAAACAAATGTTCCATCAGCATTACCATTACCAGTATAAGAACCAAACTTGCTATAACCAGTTTTCTCTGCGAAGCAGTAGGCTATGTAAGTATCTCCACTTCCATTTACTGACGCATGAGTATTTACTGAAAAAACAGAAGAAGTTGGTTCAGTTCCATTCCATCTACTTGTAGATGATTGTTCTGCTGTAGTTGTGTCTAAATTTATATATTTACTTGCACCCATTGATTTGTGATAAACACCCCAATTTTCTACTGCACTTCTTCTTTTAGCTATTATCATTGATGGTGCTGAACCTAATCCATGACCAATCGTTGAACCTGCAGTAGCATTTCCTGTATAAGACACAACACTAAATCCTGCTGTTGTATTAGCACTAACTGTAGAACTTATAGTACCATCTGTATTAGCTGAACCTGTACCATTTGCTAACCAGTTCCATGATGCGTATGTTTGTGAATTTTCATTTACTGCACCATTTGAACCAACTGTAAAACCATCACTATTAAAAGAAGCTAAACTTTCTGCTTGTGTGCTTTCAGCATTTGTTAAATTAGATTCTAATTCTTTTGTTACACCTCTTACTGCATCTAAAAGTTTATGTGGAGAAGTTGAACTTCTTTCTTTTATCCATGTAAAATCTGGTTGAAAACCAACTCCTGTTATCGCCTGTCCACCACTACCTATAGCAGTTCCATCACCAGTATAAAGTTTAGTATTAAAATAATCTGATGATTTATTAATTGTTGTGTATGCCATTATAAGTTTAATCCTTTTGTTGATAAAGCTGTAAATCCGTTTGGAACATCAAATTCAAATATTCCTATTCCACTTGCGTTAGTTCCTGCACTAGATACTGCTGTTGTTCCGAAGTAGCCATTGCCGAAGTTATATTCTTTACGAATATCATTACCTGTTGAGTTTTGCCAAACATCAGACCAAGGAGTATATATTTGACCTGTTTGAATACCTGTGTGATATGGATATGCTCCAGTAGATGGATTACCAACATAACCAGATAAATCATCTATGTAAGTTCCATTTTTGTGAAACCATAATTTTCCATTATCAGCATCAAAAGCTACACCAACAATATCATTTACAGCAACAGGTGTATTATTACTATCTGTTGTTAAAGTAGATGTTCCTGCAACTGTTTTTAAATATCTTGTATTTGAAGTTGTGTTTCTGTTTCCACATAACCAACCATAGCCATAGCCACTTCTTGAACCCTCACCTAAATTATGATTAGTAGGTGCTAAATCTGATGCAATACCCTCTGATGAACCATAAACAGTTTCAGTACTGTGTATTTGTGTATATTTAACTTCCCAATAGTATTTTCCTGTTGATGCACCAAGTGTCATAGCCATATTATTCCATTGATTAGATTGAACAGAATTAGAATAATATCTTGTATTTCCATTTGATAATCCATTTGTTTCGCCACCATCATTTACAAATAAAGGATTGATTGTTGCAAAAACATTGCTTGGAGAATCTTCTGTTTTTGTAAGTGTACCACTACCAACTGTAAAGTTATTACTATTACCAGATTGGTCAGTAACACTATTACCATTTTTTAAAATAAAGAAACCATTAGTTCCATAAGTTACACTTGGAGAAGTGTTTATTTTCCATTCTCCAGTTGTTGCGTCTGTTGAACCAAAGTCTGATGCTTGATAAGCTGTACCATCTACAAAATGTACATGAGACATTGAACCATCCCAATAAAAAGTACCATCATGTTTTCTTCCAACTTGAATTGGATAAGAAGTATTGCCAAAATCATATTCAAGAGTTGCAAAACTACTTCTATTGTCAGTAACAAAGCTAGTTTGTTGTGTACCATTAATCCAAACTTTTAGTTTGTCAGTTCCAGATTGACTAGCATCTCCTGCTACTACTATATGATACCAACCATTAGTATCTCTGACTTTTGCTGAAGTATCAAAACCTGTGTTTGATGTACTAGCACCTGTTCCAAAATTAAAAAATACTTTATCTTCTCCAAACCACAAACCCATTGCATTTGTAGAAGATGTTTGTCTACAAGACATTATGCAATTATAACTACTTGAGTTTAAGTTTCCTCTTTTTACCCAAGCAGACATTGTAAATTTAGTATTATTTGTAGCTGTTGAATTTTGCCAAGTTAAGTATGTACTAGCCATTAGTTAAATTGTCCCCCACCTGTTGCACCGAAGCTAGAAGTGAAACTAAAGTTTCTATCTGCTGTTTGACCTTCGGCATCTGTAATCCTTATTGTAAAGTTATATGTTGTAGGTGTTGTTGAAGCACCACCAAAGTCTGTAGTTGTTATCACACCTGTAGAAGAATTTAAAGTACAATTTGCTGTAGTCAATACAGA